ACCAAAGCCGAAATCATTTCTAAATATTTCTAATTTCTGACCATTTACACCTTCCCCAACCATTATTGAACTCACCCTCGCAGTTCCGTTGACATCGAGTTGATATCCTGCATCAGTATTTGTGTTTATGCCTACATTTCTTGTGCTAAACATAGTCAGCCCTGCATTAGATAAACTATTGGTTATTTCTAATGAACCCGATGGTGCATTCCTATGATTCTCAAAATACCATGTTGTTGCTGATGTCGTGTTGTTTAATCTAAAACTTGAAACCCCACTATTTCTTAGAATAAGTGAATTACTTGTAAAAAGACTTGCTAATGAAGTAATATTAAAATCACTTGTTGTCATGCTACCACCTGGAAAAACTAATGTAGTTCCTCTAAAGTTTAAAGTTCCAGTTGTGTTTCTAGAAGCATCAAAATATAATGTTCCATTACTTACTGCATCTCCTCTAATTGCTGAACTATCCGCAATGAACATGGCAACACCACTACCAGCACCGAAAAATGCTTGACTATTTAATAGTCTTAAACCATAATTAGTTACTCCCGTAAACGCACCATTCGTAAATGTTGGGTTAATATCTAATCCAACCAATACATCATTATTTGCAGCAGCTACTAATGTATGCGTTAAATTCAATCCTCTTGCTATTGCAGTTGCAGCAGTATTGCTACCCGTAAAAGTTAAAGGAAATCCACCACTTGTTAATGTTCTTGCACTTGTCAATGTCCCATCAGTAGTATAGATATTCCCACTTGCCTTACCATTAAACGTACTCCAATCCGCACTACTCAAAGCACCTCGATTTGTTGCTGATGCAGTTGGTAGATTAAATGTATGTGTATCACTTAAAGAACTTATCGCAAAATCAGTTCCACTTGTACCCGTTGCTAAGTATTGTGTATTTGCAGTCAAGCCATTCAATGCAGCGATACCTCCTGCAAAGTTTGTGATGATTTCACATAAATGTGAATTTTCGGTGTGCATTGTTATAGTCCTGCCACCCGTACTATTGACAATGTATACTCTTATTGCAAGTCTATCAGTTGCAAGTAAAGTTGTTTGTGGAATGGCTAATGACGTTAAATACAAATCAATTATTGTCCCACTTGTAATTGCTTCGGGATTTGCTGATGAACTTGCAATCGATGTAAAAGTTGTACCATCGTATTTTAATAATTCAACATAGAATGCAGGAGTTCCTGTGTTATTTGATGCACTCATATACATCTCAAAATTCCAAGCACCAGCAGGAATTTCTAATCTATTCGGGTCTGCTACATCAGTTAAGAATTGAGATATTAAACCATTTCCTGCTTTACTAAAATCAGTACCTGCACCAAGAACGGGAGTTCCGTTCATTTCATAATAAACACTTCCGCCTATTGTGCCTTGATTAACACTTCCATTCAAATAATATGCAACTGCACTACCACCACTTGCACCACTTGGTAATGTAGCAAGTTGACCATCACCACGAATATATTGAGCAGCAGTTCCGTTTGCAGTAACCGCTAATGTTCCACTTGATGTAATTGGACTATTTGCAACACTAAACGCGGATGGCATTGTTAAGCCTACTGATGTAACTGTGCCTGAACTAATTGTCCATGAACGATTTGCTGATAGGTCGAATGCTACTCCATTGATTGTTAATGTTCTTGATGTTGGTACTTTTAAGTCCAAAGCAGATTGCAGGTCGGTCTGAGCAGACAAAGTTCCCGTAATTGTACCCCAAACACCACCTCCACCACCACTACTTGTGCCACTATACACTACTTTAATGTACACCGGAGATACCGATGTACTCATATATATATCACTAACTGTATAATTTACTTTGATTATCATCAGCTTGTAATTTGTTCTTCCACCAAAATATAACCAACCATCCAAGTGAACACTCCTGATGCAGTTGTGACCTGCAAATCGTAAATGTACTCACCGGCAGGATAAGTAGCAGTCGTGACTGCCGACAATGTCACTGTCCTCTTATTTGTTGCAACCGATACAAAGTCAGCATTGTTCCACGTGAAAATGGTTGTTCCGGCAGCATTCTTAGCTTGTAACTTAAAAACATAAGTGCTTACATCAATAGGAGTTTCCTCGCACTCATCTTCGTAGAACTCAAGTGGAAAGATAAACGTATCACCTCTTCTGATAGGTCTTATATTATGCTCAGATACCATATTATAATGTTTTGTAGATTGCTTTTACTGATGTGCCATTTAGCACCGTTCCCATAATTATCTCATAGACTCCTGCACTTGGCGAAGTTACAACATAATTGTAATACCACTTTCCTCCGTAACCGATGGCAACAAGCTTATAGGTTGCAGGATTTCTGCCCGTAATCTTACCACTTGCAACGGTGAAAGTATCGCTCTCGGTTAGCTTAGTTATTGGTCCAGTCCCTTGTAATGTAAAAGAGTATGATGGGTTTGCACCAAATGCAGATTCCAATGTTAGCTCATTAATAAAGCATTGCATTTCGTAGGCTGCATAATTATTAGATGTATCAATCAAATCTAAATAGGTACTAAATTTCCCAAATCCACCCTCAGCAGTAAAAGTATGCGTGTGAACAGTTGTGCCTATTGTAGGATTAGCAACAGTAGTGTTGTAAAGCATTACTCCATCAGTTTGATTGTAGATGTAAAGCCTATAATATCCACTTGCTGCCCATGCAGTAAAGTATTTAGTGTAAGCAGTTATAGTATTGCCACCATTAATATCTAAAGTTGCAGTACCACTATCACTTTTAGTAACAACATTCACTCCATTTACATCAATGTATAAGTCTGAGTCTAAAAATGGACTTGCTAACTCAGAGTTTGTGTAAATAATTTGAGAAGTATTGCCAAAGTATGGGACAACATTTGTTGGAATTGCAGTAAAGTCAACTATGTTCTGCTTTGTTTCAGCTCTGATAATATATTGCTTGTTTGGCTGAACATCTAATCCTCTTATAAAAGTATCAAAAAAATCTATTGGGTGCAGGTAAGTTTGTGATAATTTCACAAGTCCAGTACCACTTATTGTAAAAGTCTTTCTATTTTGTATGTATTCTCTAAAAACATTATTGCTTTTAGGAGCTAATTCCATAAACTCACTCGTAATTGAGATTGTACTATTCTTACTACAAGCCAATGGGTAAATATTGCCATTATAATTATAGGCAATCACCAATCCTTCCGTTTTTAATATATCTGCCATAATTATTGGTATATAAATTTGTCTTTATAAGAAGTAGATCCTATCGCATTTGGTGTTGTGTAATTTAAGTCAATACCTCCACCATTTACCTCAATCTGAGTAATGTTTGATGAATATTGAATAAATAATACATCACCTGGACTTATAGTAACACTTGCCACATTTAACACCGCATTAAATGGAAAAGGATTAGATGGAACTGTAATGCTTTGAGAAGCAATTGTAGTAGTGTTTAAGACAAGCGAAATTGTTACTGGACTCGATGTATTTGAGTTAATATAACCACTTAAATTAGCCGTTATTGGAACTGTAATACCTATTGTACCATTGTAAGTTATTTGGTCAAAATTACTATTGATACTAAAGTCAGCAGGAGTAACAATCGTAAGCTTAGCGTAAACAAGTGCATTATATGTACCTATGGTTGCACTTGTATCAAGATATTTAACAGTAGTACCTGCATCTTTATCACTTCCTTGATTAAACATTTCAATCAAAGTTGCGCTCCATGTAGAATTTGAAAAATCAATTTCTTTTAGATTTAATATCCAATAAACTTTATTAGGATCATCGTCAACAAACTTAAATGTATTTATCAGTCCTATCGGATATTCAGCACCGCTTCTTTCCCAAGTTAGTCCATAAAAGTTAGCATCAACCTTTGTTCTATTATACAAATTATGCTCAACATGAGCAATAGCATTTTGTTTTCTAAATCCAATTACTTCTGTTGGATAATTACCTCTTGCCCACTCTTTACTTGTCAATGTCACTCCATCTGATTCAAATATGGTTCCTTTATGATAACCTGATGAAAAATCATCCATATAAATCTCATCTTCAAATCTTTGAACAATGTCTTGTGGTTTTGTAAATATACTTTGTATACCACTAAGCCTATTGTCTGTAAAGCTTAAAAAAGTTGGTATGACTTTAACTTCTAAATTTTGATATCTTATTACTTCGGATGGAAATGTAAAACTTCCACCACTTACTGCGCTATTTGGACCTAATAAATAAACAGTTAAATCACCACTAATTGGCATTTGCTTTGATTCGATAGTCAATGATTGGTATTCAGTTGTAATTAAATTATCAACACCATTGTATTCAATTTGCCCAATTTGACTTGCGCCAGTTAAGTCCCAATTACCATCATCATCTAACCAATAATCTAACGTTCCATTAGTCAATCTTACATAACCACTACCAACCGTTCTTGTTACACTAAATCCAACTGAGTATCTTTTTTGGTAAGAAATAGTTATTGTTTCATTTTGTAAAACTTTTACTGGAGTGCATATAATAAAATGTTCCGCAGTAGCAGTATCGTTTTCAATAAATGCGTAGTTTTCAGTTAATTGCCCTAAACTATTATAATCAATTTTTTTACCATTTCCAAAAGGTAATGGCGATGGTGCAAAAATTGAACCATTCATGTGATACCAGTAATCTAAAGTATAGGCTTGTTCAATAGCTGACTCGTACAACAAAGTACCCTTTGAAAATGATTCATTTGTAACTATTTCGTCAAATACATCATATCTAAAGTTAATAGTATCTATTTTTGTCCTTCTTATAATATACCTAAGCATTTCACTACTTATAGGTTTAATACTTTCATTTACACCTATGTTAGCATCATATCTTATGTTAGCACCTACCGGACCAGTCAAAGGCAAATATAACTCAGTTAAATTCTGGCTAAATGGTCTGTAAAGTTCTTCTATTCTAAGAAATCTCCAATAACCATCATACATAAATAGTGTTTGGTTAAAAGATTTGTTTATTTTTTCTATTGTAGTATAGCAATCATCGTATTCAGTATCCGATTTTTGAAATGTTTTTGCATCAATATTACATTGGTTTAATGGCATATAACCAATACCGGCAGTCATTGAAGAGTGAAATAAATTATTTATTATTCTTGCCTTAACAAGGTTTTGGGGAGTGTTGTCAAGAGCATAACTAATAATTTCAAATGGAGTAAACCTTCCAATTAAATCTGTGCCATTATCAGATAATGGGATATTTTTTAGCTGACCAATATAATCTGATGCCCTTAATGTAATAACATGGATTGTGTCTTGCCATACTTCTTGAAAATCATCTTGTAGCAAATATCCAATCCAGTAATTTGTCCAAACACCAAAATCAAAATAAACTGTAATTTCTTGGTCTGTATCAGCAATAAAATTGTCTATTGAAAGATTGCCAATATTATTTAAAACATTTATTTCAGCTTGTTGAGGTCTAACTGCTTTAAATACATCCTCATCACTATTAAACTCTCTTAATACAAATGGTCTTTCTGCTCCCATTAAAGTAGTAGATGCACCACCGTAACCTGCAAAGTCAAATCTGACAACGCAGTCATGGTTTTCCCTTGACTTAAATTCTATTCTATATTTCTCACCCAACTCTTGAAATTTGTGAATTTGTACGATTAATTGCACCTACTAAGTCTGTCCCACGCAAAGTTAAGTTAACGCTTCCACTCATTCCAACTCCACCACCTTGTATTCCTCCAAAGGATGGGTTTGATGCTTTATTAAAGCCAAGTAATGAACCTAATATTTTACTAAAGCTTCCTGCATTTGCAGCTCCTGAAACGGCAGAACCAGTCGAGGTAGTAGCACCACCAGTTAAGACTGCTAAAATACCTGCAACTACTACTGCTGCTGCTAATTTAACAATTAGTTTGTTTAAAACGTCAAGTATTGTTTGTCCAAACTTTTGCCAAGATGTTTCCCCTTTTGTTAAAACATCATCAAATAATGTTTCTAAAGGACTAATTAATAAATCCTTTACAAAGTTGTAAGTACGATTAAATGTATCTTCTAACTTCCTTTCAAAATCTTCTAAGGATAATCCTGAGTCAATAAACGCTTGACCAAGTGCGGTTAGTTTTGGTAAGTTTGGAACTGGTAAGTTTAGGTTTTTTATCTTATCTGCAAGAACTGCCTTTAAAAAATCAGTCTTATCAAAAATACCTTGTATAAAAGTATCATAACTTTGTTGAAAACTTTTAATGTCAAACAACTCTATGGGCTGATCCTTAGTCATCAGCTTACCAAAATCAACACCTTCTTTTGTTAATTGAATTGCCCCAATAAGAGGAAATTGCTTTTTTGGAGTATATTTTTCAATTAACGCTAAATTCTCAGCATCTATTTTATCCCATTTTGCTTTATCTTCAGCATCTTTTTTTGCTTTTGCTGCTGCTTTTGCTGCTTTATTTTGCGCATCAGTTAGTTGCTGAGTTTGTAAATCTACTGCTGCAATTCCCTTAATTGTAGGATCAAGTATTTTTAAATAATCGTCTGCAACTTTATTTAAAGCGTCTTGTTGTAATTTATTTTCTTTAATTTCATTGCCAAGTATTTTTAATAAACCGGCAGCATTATCAGTAAACGCAGTACCTTCATTTCTACTTTCATTAAGGAAGTCTTGAGCTTTTCTGCTTCTCGCTTTTAAATCAATTTCTTCTTTTTCTAACTTTAATAAATCTTCAGCATTTTTATTTAAAATGCTTGATATTGCAGTTTCTTTGGCTTTTAATTTAATAAGATTTAAAACCGCAGTTGCATTTTCATTTATTAATATTGTTGCTTCTCTTGTAGAAATATTTTCTAATTCTTGACCTGCTACTATATCTGGTCTTATCTTTTTAAGCTCAACATAAGCAGCTTGTCTATCTTTTAATGGCTGACTTAAATCAGTCAATACACCAACTAATATCTTTATCTCAGCAACCTCAGTAGCAGTTGAGGCAGTAGCTTGTATTAAAGTTTTATTATAATCTTCTTGTGCTTTAGCTGCTAAATTTGTTTTACCAAATATAGCCTCTAACCCAGCTCCTAATGAGCCAAATTTACTAATTAGAAATGTTATACCTGAAGTAACTAAGCTAAAACCAAGAAAAATACCGGCTGGTCCTTTTAAAGCCGAAAACATTGCTTTTAATGCACCAACTACACCTCCAGACTCACTACTTAGCTTAGTAAAAGATTGTACAAGACCTGGAATGTTGTTTTGAATACCTATAAAACCAAACGGTAAATCTTGGGCAATTTGGCTAACATTTGTTAGGGCAATTCTTGCTCCACTTGCACCATCTTGTACTTTTTTAAAACCTTCAGCAACGGGAGTTCCTACTGTCTTTAACCTTTTTAAGTTTTCAGTTAATTCAAATAATTGAGCATTAAGTTTAGGTAAATCTCCGGCAGCAGCAGTTTTTATTTCACCTTGTACTTTTTTTATCTGGTCAATAACTTGCTGAATATTACCTTTAAACTGAGTAATGTCAGCACCAAATGTAAATATTAAATCTTCCGCCATTACATCAACCTTTTAAATATTTCCTTTATCTCATCATCTGAAATAGCTTTGTTCTCGTCATCATCGCCAGGTAGTTCCCACAACTGCTCAGGTGTTTTAGGTGCGGTTTTAGGATCACCCATTAACCGCACCATCGTAAACATCAAAAGTCTTGTCTGCTTGTAAGCATCAACTTTTTTATCTTGATGTCCCTTAAGCATTAAAGATAAATGCCTTGGACTCATTGCATAAAAATCATTAGGCAATAACATCAACTCACCGAAGGCAAAGGACTCTATTTCTTCCCACGAGTAGTCTTTTTTTTTGGCTCTTCAGCCTTGCCTACCTGCGTCTGCTTTACAAAGTCACTTGCTGCCCAAATGCTCATTATCTCCTTAATCTTCTCAAGAACTTCTTCGTTGTTTAGATTTAATTCAATAAAATCAACAAATGATTCGAAAGTTAATGAAGGAACTACATCTTTTATTAGACAATTATTATAATAACCGCTATAAAGAATATGAGCAATTCCAATCTCGTTTAAGCTATCGCCTTGAAAAGCAATACCATCAACGAATTTACCTTGCAAGTAACGGAATGATGCCATCCCAAATTTAAGTCCGAGTTTCTGACCATTAATATCAATCGTAGTATAGTTCATAAAATTAAACAGTTATGTCAAGTGTTCCAGTTGAAGTAAAGCTACCACTGAATTTGATGAACTCAGCATTCGCTTGAGTCAAAGTCAAAGAGTTGATGTAAGCAGAAAATTCATGGAAGTAAGCAACTCCAATCGCAGTAGAACCAACTACTGGACTTTGTACCCTTACTTTAACCATTGTTTTAGCAACCATTGCGGTTAAAAGGTCTTTGTAACTAACTTGTGTAGCGGTTGGAGTAACTTCGCATACTGCATCAAAATCAACAGTCATAGAAGCATCGCTTATAGAAGTAAGTACACCGCAGTTAGTGTTGTCAGAAGATGTATCAGCACTTGTGTTTACTGATGATGATGCAAGACATACTAAGACTTCCCAAGCTGTACCAGCTCCGGTTACATCAATCTCGATATCTTGCTTTGAACCCTGAATTTGCTGTCCCATTTTATTCTATTTTTGAATTATTGAATTATTAATCGTTAAAATCTTTCTTGTTATATACAAATCACCATTATCTAATGGCAAATATCGTGAACTTATTCGTGATAATGGATATATTTGAAAAGTCGCATCCCCAACATCATTAATTCCCGTTGATGGCAAAATTAAATTAAGCACCAAACTTGAAATAGCATCAACAACACTTAAGTCAGGCTGCCTATACTGCTCAACAATAATATTTACATCAATGTCTGCATCAGTCACAAATTGTTGATTGTTATTATCCGCAACCTCATTCACACTTCCAATCATGATGTAAATTGGAGGTGTTGTCACAAATGGAGTCTGCCCATAAACCGCAACTGCACTGCCATTATAAATGACATTGCCTTCCAAAAGGTTTACGTAACATTGTCTAATATTGTTTGAGCAGTCTAACATTTATTTCTTTAATAATGCTTTTAATCTATCCTTGAACCTCTTTTTAAAATCCTTTAGCACAACTTTTACCGCAGGGTATAAATATGGAGCAGGTCTTGTCATTCCTTTTCCATTTTTAAAATATTCTCTCGCGATATTCTTCCACTCGTTAGTAAGGTTTGATGCGTAGCCTTGATACTTTTCTCCAGTACCAAATTCTATATAAGCAGCATAATTTACACCAACCCTTATCTCTTGTCTTAGCAAAGATAACTTATTTGATACAATCGCAGCTCTCATCAAACCGTTATCGACAGTTGTCACATTTTCTTTTGCTTTTCTTACAATTTCTATTGCTGCTGCCTCCAATTCATCGTCAACCTCCTTAGCAAAGTCATCTTCCAAAGCCTTAAGTTTGTTCAAAGCCTTATTAAAATAAGTATCATTGACTTTTACATAAAGAGGTTTACTCATATCACAACTTTCTTATATTGATGGAAGTTGAGACCATCCCAAAAAGGATAAGCAGTAACATTGCCACCTTGTGAGTCACCATTGAACTTCTTGCCTCTATTGTCATAACTCCAAGCCACAAGGGTAAGGATGTCAGACTTAATATCATCGGGAACAGAGCCATAACCTGCTTGGTATAGGCAAACATAAGTCCCAGGTATATAAAGCCATAATTTGCCTCCTAATTGCTCGTAGTCAGTATCTTTTACAAGTATGTCATAGGTAGTGAATCCACTCTTGTATTTAAGCTCATTTACACAAAGCAATGGCGCATAAGGTAAATCTACTATCCACACGTCTTGAGTTGTGCCACTAATGGTAAAATTGCTTCTGATGAGCTTATTTACAAATGATACACCACAAAGCTTCTCGATGTGCGTTCTTGCAGATGCAAGTAGATCACCGATGATATCATCGTCCGTATCATAGGTAACTCGCATCCAATTTTTGGCATCAGTCAATGAAACTGGCTCAACAACTGCATCTTGGACTATCTGAACACTATTTATTATTATAGACATCTTTAATTGAATTTATAAACCATTTCTCTGAGCCAGTATTCGAACTTGTCCAAACTCTCTTCTCCGCCCAATTCTCCGGCTCTTTTTTTACACTTTTCGGATTGAGCTTTGTAATTAATAGCTTTCTCCATTTTAAAAATTGCATCAATCCATTCTTTAACATCATCTCTATTTTTAATAAATATTCCTGCATCTCCACAATTCTCTTTCAACCCAGGTGTTTCGGTACTAATAACCGGTATGCCATAACTCATCGCCTCAGTTGCAGTCATTCCCCACGATTCGTATTTTGATGGCATTAACAACAATCTTGTCTGCTCGTACGTAGGCTTGATATTAGACGAATTAGCGACCACTTTCACATTATCAAGCTTTGGTACGAATTGCTGGTCATAGCTTCCCATTACGCCTAAAAACCGCTTATTAGGCAATGCTCTCGCTATCTGTTCAAATATCTTACCGCCTTTGTTCTCATTTAGGTTTATCAGCGTTATAAATTCGTTTTTCTCGGTGTTCTCGGTTGTTGAAAATTTTAAATTGTCTATTGGAGGAGTTAGGGTAAAATTTTCAAAATCATATTGCAGCTCTTCCTTTATCCACTCAGAATTGTAAATAATGTGTTGTTTCTTTTCAGCCATCACAATTTCCGGATATTTATGGCTATTGTGTATCAAATGGAATAATGGCTTTCGCTTCATCGCTGCCATCGAGATACTCCACTTAGTATAATCAAGATGCGTAAAAACTGCATCGCACCAATGAAACAAGTTCTCAATCACATTTGGATTTGGAGGGAACACATCAATCTCGTCATAAACGTAATTATTGGTAATCCTATAATGATTCGCCTGATGTAAAAGAACTCTAATGTGATGACCTTTAGATTGCAAATGCTTTGCTATCCGGTGTATCATCATCTCTGCTCCGCAGTTGTGGTGCGGAGGGTATAAATGAATCGACAAAAGTATGTTCATATAAAGTCGTAGTTAACGTAATATCCATACTTCTCATTCCTATAAAGAAGTCCCATGTATGGATAGCGTTTTAAAAATAAGTCATGAGTTAAGTCATCTTGCTTATGTTCCTCGTAAATGTTACCATTTACCTCTCCTTGCTTCATCGTGTAAGGAACTGCAACAAGACATTTAATATCTTTTACCAAAAGTAAGCTTAACAAGTTGTCTGCATCCTCAAAAGACAAATGCTCTATCACATCCCCAAAAATCGCATAGTCATAATTGCCAAATCTAAAATCGAGTACATCCTCATTATAAACCTCTCTGTATATATCCCTAAGATTAAACTGCTCAATGTATTTATCCCAAACCTCAATGGCATCTATGTTTTTATAGTGGTTGTTAAGCATTAGTCCATAAGTCCCACTCCCTGCTCCTACGTCTATTATCCTTGCATCACGAGGTATATTGCTCATGATGTGATACTCAACCTCTAATTTAAAATATCCGTAGGAATAAGGCATATAAAAATAGAAGGGAATTTCACCCTTCTTTTTCTTGGCCGTTTAAAACTATATTGCTCCGTAAACCGCAGCAGTAGGTTGGAATTGTAACAATTCGCAACGTGCTTCGCATCTGAAAGTAATCAAGTTCTTAATGAAGTCATCCTGATCAAACTCTGTGCTTCTTACATTCAATCCAGATTGTTGTGCAATGGCATACTTGGTAGTGTCCATAACATAAATCTTAGATGCAGTAACAAGAGAGTGTGGGATAACCGGAATACCAAGGATTCTTACGTTACCATTGTTGTCGATAACCATTCCACCAGGTAATGAGTAGTCAGAAGGTTTAGTTTTCAACAAAGAAGCCCAACCTGCATGAGTTGTCAAAGACAAGTTTGCATTCCAATTCAAAGCACCCAACTGAGCAACATAATCGATAAATTTCTCAGCAGTAATGGTAGCAGAAGTAGAACCTGCGGTTGCACTTGAAGCTATTGCATTAAGATAATAAGTATCTTCTGCTTTTTGGAAATCTTCAATCAATGACTGCTGAAGATAAGCTTGAAGGAAAGGCAAATCATCAATCATTTGACGAGAAACTTTAGCATAACCAGCGATGAATGACAACGCAGTGTTAACCACTGTTACATCATAATCAACTTGTGGTTTACCGTTACCTTCAGTTTGCTTACCGAAAGAACCTTCACCAACCGGAGTGTTACCACGTGGGAAAGAAACCGAACCCGTAGAAACTGGGATGATGTTGAAAACTGAACGCAAGTGTGGGTTAACATAAGACCTAAGAGCAGGATTGTCAACATAAGATGTGTAAACAGAACCAGTAAGGTTGTTACCGATTGTCATTACACCAACTGTTTTCATGTCCATTTCGTAAGAAAAACCCTTACCGTTAGTCCTTGCAGCAGACTTAATGTCGTTCCATCCTTTCTCGATAGCACTTCCAATTTCATTTTTGATATTGAAAATGTGTTCAGCATAAGATGTAGCAACTCTTCTCTCGGTGTTAGCTTGTAAGCGACCGAAAGCAGCCTTAGCTTCCAAAACCTCAGAACGAGCTTCTTCGATGCTCTTGTTGGTTTTCAAAAGGCTTTCGTTGATACCTTCTACTTTGCTATCAAAGTTTTTTTGTGCTTTCTCATTTATAGAAGCAACTTCGGCTTTCTGCTCTGCCATTTTTGATTCGAGGGCAGCTTCGAATTTTTTTAAATCTTCCATTTTACTTAATTTAATACTTGTTTAAAATTGATATAAGCGATTTTACAAACACTCTATCATCAACTTCTTTTGGCTGCTCAGGTGTTTCTTCGACTACCTTTGTGCTACTCATCATCTCAATAGCTTGTGCTAACTGTTTGACCTTTATAAGACATAAGTCAATCGTTTCCTCAGATGCGTCTGAGTTCCGGATGAACTTATCAAATGCTCTAATTTCATCTTGCATCTTCTCCACACTTTTCAAAGACTTCATTCCAATCAAAGGTGTGTTCTCATTTGCACCCCAAGCCGTTAAGCTTGATCCCTCAAAAAGCATCACATCTCTCAATTCATTACCCATATCTCCCTTTTGCTCTTGCAAGGTACGAAATCCTATGGAATGCTCTCCAATTAGTCCACTCTCCACCATTTTTATAAAATCTTTCCCTAATTGATGTGTGCCAACTTGAGAAGTATAAAGCAGTCCATAGCTATCTTCCTTTAAGCTTGTTATCTTACCCAAAGGTTGTGAAGGATTGTGGTTAAGCAAATGCTTTATCCTTCCCTTGCCTTCTGGTCCCCAATCATTAATGGAACGCTTAAATGCACCTGGCATCATAATATCCCCATCAGAGTCAACCATGCCGAATGCAGAGAAATAACCACTAACAATGCCTTTTTTGGCATCTACATCCTTTAGCTCAAGCTCAAATGACTTATAACTGTATATCATCTTTGACTTTATTTTTGTTTTCTTATTAATTTACCATTTGCATCTCTTTTAGGCTCAAATCCAACTGTACACCTGCAATTTATAGAAAATCCTGCCGGTGTGGTCGGATCACCTGGAAAACCTGCCACCACTAAGTCCCCTCTCTTCCCCGTTGACGTAAAGTCATCCGCCCATCCCACTTTTTGACCGTTCATATCATAATGGTCATACATATCTTTCGGAATCCTTCTCGTTCTTTTGTCCCTTGCACTTATCCAAACTTTGTCAACCTCAAATGGGTGCTTGTCTGCACCAATCATCGCTGCGTAGTTACTCGCCCTCATTACCTCAGTCCTTGCTATCCTCTTTGCCCTCATCATGCTATAACCAGTCGTTTCATCACTTAAGATGTCCTTAGTTATTTGGTCGATACTCTTTCCCTCTTGTATTCCTTTCGCCACTATCTCCTGAAGCTTTGCTTTAGTTGTCTGCGTCATATTTGATACCAAAGTAAAGCCATATTGCACCAAAAAGTTAAGAACTTCCTTAACCCACTCACTATTAAAACCAAAGGTATCACTTTTTTGTCCCATGACTCCAACTGCCCTATATACGGCATTTCCAAAGATTACCGCAGACTCTTTGTATAGCTTGTTCATGATTGTCATCATGCTTTCATTCCACGCATAAGCACCCATCAAGCTCAAAGCTCCTTGTAGTCCTGCTTTGTTAATATCATTAACGAACTGCGTTAACTCTTTCTTTATCGCCTCATTAAATAATGCAGAGTATTTAACATCAAGTTGTCTGCGAAGTCGCTCCACTTTCGTCCAGTATTCTCTTTGCTGCTTCGCGTTCATCTTCAAGTCTTTTTTTGTAACTAAACCTAACTTCCATTCTCATCCGCTGCTCCGTTCGGC